TGCTTTAATATTAGAAAAATGTGCTTCCATATCTCTTATTGCATCTGCCATATTAGGATTTAATCTTAATTTTTCTTCCAAGAAGTATATTTTATTTTGTACTGATTTACTAAAACCAAGAGATGCTAATTTATCTAACTTAACTGTACTAACATTAGATGAAATAAACTTTGATTTATTATCTCCTATTGTGGTTTTAAAGGAATGATTAAAGTTTGTTAAAAATCTTATGACAGAACTATCTCTTAATTCTTGTATTCCTACTTGATTATAATTTTCAAATGAAGAATTAATTTTTTCAGTTATTACTGGTGGTAATGCATCATTAACTGTTACCATCCATTTAATAAAATCGTTACTTTGTATATAATTTTCGTGTGTTACTTGTTGTTCAACTTCTACATCAGAATTATAATCATTAATAGCTGTATGGATATTGGTAGAATTATATACTTTTTTTTCCCACTCCTTTTGACTTAATCCATTTTTTGTAGGGTTATTACCTGTACTAACATTTTCATAATTTAGTTTCATAGCATTTGTTACACCTGCTATTTCTGTTTTTTCTTTTGCAATTTTACTCATAATATTTGCTTGATTTGCAAGAGCAATTCTAACATCATTAATAACACCAAGATTATTTCCACTTGCTTTTTGAATATCCTCTTTGGTTAGAATTACATTATTTCCATTATTTAATTTAATGGTAATTTGTTTTGGTCCTTTGTATTGTAAAAGACTTGCAATCTTTTCGTAATTATCAATACTATTAATTAGATCATTTGAAGTTGCTGTATCGTAATCTCCAATATGTAGTCCATCGTGTTGAAATAATTTAAAAACTCTCATAGATGCTTCTGCATTTTTAATTATTTCTTTTCCTCCAGCTATTGCATCTATAACATTTTTTCCTGAATACTGTTGAATAACAGTTTTGAGTTTGTTCATATTTTCTGTGATAAGTGTTGTATCTCCATATATTAATGCTTTATCTAAATTTAGTTTAGCTGATTTAATTTCTGAATTATAAGATACATTATCTTTCATTTGATTAAATCGGATATGATTTTTTTGTACCATTCTTCCGTGTGAGCCAACATTATTTCTGATATATGTTTCTGTTACTTGTTTAAATGTTGGTTCTAAATTATCTAATAAAGGTTTTAGTCTTGTAGTAACGACATCTTCAAATGTAAATTTATCTGCATATGCAGTTTCAGCTTTATCTCTTTCATCTAATATAATCTCATTAATACTTGATTCTACTTCTCTTTGGTATTTTAGATAAATATCATTTTCAAATGCTTCTATACTTGTAGCTGTTGTTAAACTATCAGGTGTTGTAAATTTTTGAGGAATAAATTGTTTTTGTTCTTTACCATCAGCATCTATATATTGTACTTCTTTCTGTCCAAACTCATATTCTTTTGCAGTTGTTTCTCCTAGTTTTTTTCCCCACTCTTTCGTTTCTTGTAAAGTAAAATTAGCAAAGTTACCTACAAGATTATCCCAAGCATTAGCTGTTCTTATTTGTGCATCAGCCGCTACTGCAAATCCTCCTCCTCGATTAACACCGATTTGTTCTGAATATCTTATTTGATCTGTTTCTTGTTTTAATTTAGCCATTATTAACCTTTAAGTGTAAACCAATTAGGTTTTAATTCTTTTGCCGATGCATAAGAAGTCATTAATCCTCTTCCTGCTGTTGCATAGATACCAGCTTTAGCAGATGAACCAGCCGCTGAAGCCGCTAATCCAGCTTGTTGTTTTCCATATAAAGCCGCTAATCTTTTTTCTGTACCCATTAATTTAATTTTTTGTAAATCTCTTTTAACTACTTCTTTACCTGCGGCGAAGAATGCTCTATTTGATGCTGAATCTACTGTAGTACCTGAGATAGATAGTAATGCTCTATTCTGAGATATTTGTGCTAAGTATTTTCTTTTTCTATCATTCTCATCCATAAGTGTTTGAAGTTCTGCCGCATCAGCTTGATCTTTATATGCTTTTTGTTGAGCCGCATATTGCATTTGTTGATAAGCCGCCGCTTGTCTTTGTGCATTGATACTCATCATAGTACCACCAACAATAAGACCTACTTGTGAAACTGCCGCTAGAGTTGCCGCAGTCGTTGTACTTGCACCCATCGCTACAAATGCCGCTGGAACACACATTAGTAATATACCTCCGTTGTTAATCCCAGTAATCTCATAGGTACTGGTGCTGATTGAGTAATTTCTAAATTTGGTTCTAAATTATATCCTAACACATAAACCTCTTTCTTTCCTGTAAAACTGGTTAATCCAGTTGATGTATTTAAAGTTGTTTCTGTTAGTACTACATCATTAGTATTTATTGTCATATTAAATGTTGAAGATAATTCTACTACTGCTTTACCAATTTTTCTAGGATAACCTGTAAGTTGTCCATTTTGCATTGTTGAATCTATTGGTAATGTATGAACAGTAATTGTATAGTCTAATCCTATATCAGCAGATGCTATAGCTGTTCCAATAGACACTACTCCACCTGAACTTACAGTTCCTGATCCGTAATAATATACACTACCACCCTCAGTTGAACCTGAAGTAAAATAAACTTTTTTACCTCTCATATCAGGAGTAGTATTTAATCCTGAAAATACTTTAGATGTAACAAATTGTAATGCTGTGTTATCTGATTGCGATGTTGCCGCATTTATAACGATTGTATATTCTCCACTTGTACCAGTAGCAGTTACACTTTGAATTGTATAAGTTGTACCACTTCCTCCAAACTGAAATGTTTCTCCTTGACTTGGAGCATTTGTAAAACCATCTCCAATAAATGTAGTAGTACTACTAAATGCTCCTTTTACTAAGGGAGTTCCGTGTGGTTGATAACTTCCTGAAATAGTTTTAGTAACAGTCATATCTGTTGGCAGATCAAAAGCTGTAGATGCAAATTGTTCAAGATAATAAACATCTGAGCTATTAATGTTTCGTTTTACTGCAATATAGATACTGCTAGTTGTACAAGCAACAGATTCAATAGTTCCATCTGTGGACCATAACATCCATCCTGCAATTTTTTCTGCTCGTTGTGATGTAAATATCCCCATTGTACCATCTGAATTAACAAGTAAATAAAATTGTTCTGTTCGATTAGGGAGAGATGTAATCTTGGCTGAATCTTGTGGACTTGTTATTAAATGATTAGATAATAAACTTATAGAATTAGAAGTATATTCTTCTGTTCCTGCGTTATAAAGATATTCTCTTACTGTCTTACCATTGTTTTGAACAAAAATTGTAGCACCATCAAACAATCTAGGCATAGCTTTTAATTGGCAACCTAAACTTGTTTGTCTTATAATTTGTATATCTGTAGGAGTAATTGGTTTTGATACTTGTGGTTTTAAAAAAAACTCAGAAGTACTTGTAAGTATTTGTAATAATTTTCCTGAAACTAAATGTCTTATCTCATTGATTTGATCTGATGCTATTTGTATTTGTACTGAATCAGAATCTTGTGATTCTCCGACATCAAAGTTATAAAAGTCTGCTACTTTACTTGCTTGTATTCCATCAGGTAAACCAGTAACACCACCAAAAAATAATCTTTGTTCGTGAAATGTTACAGTTTTTGGATAACCATTCACTGCTGAAAATACTTGTTCATCCCAATTTCTTGTAGGAGGGTGTCCTGAAATAATAACTCTTACTCCACCACCATCTACAGATTCAGTAGCTGTATCACTTGAACTAGCAGTATATTGCCAATGATCGTCATCCACTACTGTTATAGTAAATGTTCCATTTAAGTTTCCTGATGATAATCCGTTTCCATCTGCATCAAAAATATCTTCTGCTCCTGCAATAGTTACAGATGCTCCTGTTGCAAATCCGTGTCCTACTTGAGTTACTGTTACTAAACCTGATCCTTGTTTACTTGCAAGAGGATCATCATCTAATTCTATTTCTACCTCATCATTTAATGTAGCTGTTACTACAGTTGATGAAGTATATCCTGTAATTGTTAATTCTGCTCCGTGGTATCTTATAACCATACCTACATAAGCACTTGTCCAATATGCACTTGATGTTGTGCAAGTTACTCCTGTTGTTCCTTTTGTTGTATTATTAATATCTAATGTAATACTATCACTTGCAAATTTAAAATAAGGTTGATATGTTTTTTCTCCATTAACACTCATTTCAAAACCAAATGCTTCTCTAGTAAATGAAGTTGATCCTATTCTTGTAACAATTTGAGGTACAATATTTTCGTGAACAATAATCATTGTATCTCCTTGTTGTGTAAAATTTAATTCATACAAATCATCTGTAATCCACGGACAAGAAGTAAATGTTGCTAATAATGATCCTGCTGTTGAATAAATTTTTAATACAGTATGCTGAAAAGCAAAGATATATTCTTGATTTGAATTAAAAATAAAAGTTTCTAATCTAGTTACTGCACCTAAGTCTGCTCTAAATAAAGTTCCACCTCTTCTCTCTACTCCACCTTGGTTTAAAGGAATAACATTTCTTGCTTTCTTTAAACCTTGTGCATATGCCGCAACATCGACACGAGATATAATTGTGGGATCGAGTTCTCCTCGTAAGAAACTAGATTGATGTACTCTTTGTCTTGCCATAGTTCATTTCCTATGGCGATTTAGCATCTATTCGATTTAATGCTGTTACATTTCTAACATTTCTAAATCTATCAACATCAATTCTTCTAGTTGTTTGTGCTTGTGCGTCTAATGCTTTTGCTATCGCCATCTGTGCTATTGCTCTTTTATGATAGAGTTCTGATAATTGATCGTTTCTTGCGACTGCTCCTGCAAACAAAGACGCTAGTTCGAAAACTAGCGTCTGTTTAAAGTAGGGAGGAAAATCGCTTTCGGATGGTTGAAAGGTATAATCCGCTATTACTGTATCAGTTGAAGATGTATTTGTAAATATATTTGTTCCGTATCTATCATATTTAATTACATCATCTGCTACTGTTACAGTATGAACAATAAAAGCATCTGATGGTAAAGCATATGAAGATTCATATCTTGCTGTTGGATCAGCACTATTTTTACTTAGTTGTGCTTGTTTGGATGCAAATCTCCATCTGCATCTTGTTAATAAATTCTCTAATGTTGATTCGTATAATTGACTTGCAACCTTTGATTCGGTTGTGCTTTCAGTAAAACTTGCGATTGTATTCGCACCTACTAATACTAATGCTTTACTACATATATCAAATTTACTGTCAGCCATTTTTTCTTCTTATCTTAAATGAGGGGCAAACGCAAGTCCGCCCCTCAATCTTATAGTTATTACTATGTGCCTAATACAGTTGTTAATGCCGAACCAGTATTGGTTTGGACCACTAACATATCTACTGTTCTAGTACCACCAGTCGCACCTACAGCGATTATAACA